CGCTTGTTCGAATATCTTGCCGTTAACCAAACGACCGAGCTGAGCTTTAACATTCTGCGGCAGGTCGTAGTTATCGACCTCTTCAGACATGATCGCATCGAGCGCCTGAGACGGATACTCAAACCCTAGCCAATCAGCTTCATCCAGTGCTCGCAATAGCGGCTTGTACTTAGCTGGCATGTCATCAATGTTGTCCATGACCTCATCGAACAACGCGTCCTCAGGGAACGCCGTGAGGAAGTCATCGCGCACTCTGTCGTAGATGTCGATCGCATCGCGATAAGCCGGTGGTTGATCCAGCATAATCCCGGACAACTCACGCTCCAGTCGTGCCTTCTCACCGGTCATCGGACCTTCAATCTTAAGACCCAATGATTCGTACACCTGCTGCACAGGCATACCTGAACGCTCAGCTAGAACCGTCACATAGGCCGGTACGATCTGCGCGCTGTACTTCGCATCCTGAGCTGACATTCGACCGGTATCGATCAACTGCGCTTTCACAGATTCAAATATCGCAGTCGCTTCAGCGAATGTATCAACGTTCGCATTAGCCTCTGCCATGATCCGGGAGACGGTGTTCTGATACGCGGCCTGATCCAACTGAATGCGCGCAGGGGATGGGACATCAACCGAACGGCTCATGGTTGGACGCAGTTGCTCGAAGTGCTCTGAGGGTGCAATAGTCGATGCGAACTTAGCCACAGGCATGTTGACATCGGTACCCAACGCAACAGCCTCTGCGGCTTTATCTGCAAGTAACTTCAGCGCAGCGTCGTTCTCGATCTGGTCCTGTGTGAACTGCTGTAGGAACAGAGACACCTGCGCACCGTCGAGGTATATGTTGGATTCACGACCCGCTTCAGCATTAACGACGAACTCCTCGAATGATGAGATGTCACGCTCGCGAAGCTTAGAATCGATCGATGCCTGAGCGATTGCATCAATAGATATCTGCTCGTTGTCGAACCGGATCTGCTCTTCAGTGCGCTTGTCGAACATCGCGTTAGCGGCAGTCTGAGCCGTTGTGATCGTGCCACCCTGTACTGAACCGGCAACCAGAGTCGCAACAAACGCAACAGCCTGACGACGTAACTGGATCTGCGCCATCTCTTCAGGTGTCTCAGCGTTCGCCATCTCTTCATCAAGACCAAACAACTGATCGTTAACAGACTGCCACGCAGTAGCGGCCTGCTCGCCGGGTACTTCGCGCTTGAGGTATCCAAAGACAATATCGCGTAATTGTTCAGTGACAGGGATGCCAGATTTACGACCCACCTTCAATGCATCTAGCAGGTAATCAGCTGGGAGCAATTCGGTCAGTACTTCAATGGTTCCGTCGATACTACCTTTAAGGCGAGCGTCTTCGTAATCCAGACCCTCAGCAACAGCCGAACCTGACGACTGCAGATACGTCTGACCAAACATATAGGTCAACGCTGGCGCTGGGTTTCTCGACAATAGAGCTAGCGCAAAACCCGGTGCGTTGACCGCAACAGACTCAATACCTGAACGTAGACCCTGCTGGAGAATATCTAGACCCTCAGGCGATAGATCATTGATACGCTTATTACTAGCCTTGAGCTGATCGAGCAATGTAACGATCGCTTCCTCTCGCGCCTGCTCAAACTGCTCAGGTGACTCAACGCCTAAGTTACGAGCGACCTCTCGCGACAGCTCGATACGCTCCTGCATAGGTACGAATAACGGCATCGCACCTTCAGGGATAATGTCATCGATAGACTCAGGTGCATCAGTAGATTGCAGGTAGTTGTAGATACCTGAGGTATACCGCATCTGCATACCTTCAACGATCGACTGACCCAGACCCTCAAACGCTTTACCGAAATAACCGGGTTGAGTCTGTCGATCAGATGGCGCAGTGCGTACGTCTTCAGCCAGAGCTGTACCCTGCTCGTACGACATAAACGAAGGGGTGAAGATGCGATCAGCGTCCTGCGCTGCCAGCTCTTTCTCAATAGCTTCAAGGTTAACGAGGTCATCGCGAACGATAACGGTCTTATTGAAGTCACCGAAGTAAGAACTAGTGACAGGTGCCTCTCTACGTAAACGAACGAAGTCGACCTGCTTGGTCAGACTCTTACGTTCAAATGCGTCAAAGTCTGCATTAACGATGTCGGGTGTAGTTTGGAACTCTCGCGCCAACTGAGTAGCGCGAGCTTCACGGTCTGGGTTAGCCTTCAGCGACTCTTCGAATACAGCAGCTGGGTTAATGTTAGTTTGAGGTGCGATGTTAAACCCACTTAAGTCTACACCCTCAAAACTATCGACTGAGTCTGGAACTAAAGATGGTGAAGTTTCAGGGGAAAGCTTAAAACCGCTCAAATCAATTTTGCTTAGGTCCAGTTCGCCAGCCATTAAATATGTCCTTTTAGTCCCTGTTATCTTCAATGTATCGCCACAATTGTAACAGATTATCAACTGTGACAGGTTCACCCCTTGACCTTAAAATATTCTCGAGTTGAGGTATCAAAGGTGCGCCATTAGCGTCCAGCTCTGGTATATCCAACAGTGTGTATTCATCGGTTGAGTCCCAGATCAATCCGGGACTCTCAATAATCAACTGCGAACCCGCGCTGTTCAATATCTTAGTGTACTCGTTCGCAGGGATCGTATTGACTTTGTTATCCCTGAGGTACTCGCTAACGCGCTCATTGACGTAATTGTAGATGGTAATCGCCTGAGCATTTTGTTTATCTTTCCAATCTGACTTAGGTTTACCAATCAGCTTCTCGGCGAGGGTTTGGATCTGCTGAGCTTCAGTCTGTACGTTGAAGCTGAACTTACCTTCGCGAGCGTCTTTCACTAACCCGGCAACTGTCTTGCGATCTGCAGCTGACAGCGAATGATTATAGTCGTTGATGTCCAAAGACTTCAGCTGATCAACACTCATTTGCTGGATGGTGTTTAAGATCACCGGGTCGGTCATGGTTAGCTCACCCAACTCAATCTTAGCCTGCTGCACGGGTGATAACCGATCGAACATATCAGGGTTCTCAAACATAAAGGTTTCACCGGTACCGCCACGCAGGATATGGTCCTGCGCCGTTTCCCACGCATCGGCCTGAGCAACCTGAGCATCCTGCTTATCCTGAGCGTACCGGGTGCGCAATTCAGAGCGTGTCGCTTTGTAGATTTTAGGATCAGTGATCTCCTCAACCATCCGCATCGCTTCGTCCATATCAGCCGCTTCACGGTAGATACGACGGGATTCACTGATGGCAGTCGCTGCACTGTTCTGTGTCTCTTCAGATTTACGCTTAGCTTCTAACGCACTCTCAAGCTTGCGCAGGTCAGGACCCTCAAGCTTTTTCTTGTGCGCCTCTAATAGCGCCTTACCTTGAGCGTAACCCTTATCGATACCGGTACCGATCGCAGCTGTGTAGTATGAACTGGTGAACGACTGCAGGTTCTCAGCCAACACCTCACCGTCTAAACCTTTCAGCTTAGCGGCTTCAACAACAGCCTGTCGCCCTAGCTCGTGGTTAACTGCCAGCTCTTTGGGGTCATTGAAGTAGAGTGAACCACTCTCAATAGCGTTCTCAGCCTGTGCTTCGATTGTCGCTGTTTCCCATGCGAGCATGCCTTTGGTGGCGTGTTGCATGATGTCAGCCTGACCACGGGTGACATGATTTTGTGCGACCTTATCAAACGCATCGCGAGCACCTTGAGTAGTCAGACCGTCGTAGAACTGTCGGCGCAGCGCATCTAATGACTTGGTGGTTTCTTTCGCACCGTCATACGCATCACGACCCTGCTTGTTGAAGTACCCGGTCTCTGGGTTGAAGAACATATCGTTCTTGGCGCGCTCGAACTTAATCAACGCATCTTCAGCTTCAGTCGTATCGCGACGGATGCCGAACTTCATCAACCCTTCGCCTAGATCGCCGATACCCTGAGCAATAGGTCCACCGAATGCACCTGCAGCGACACCGCTAGCGCGAGGACCTCTGACGTTTTGCGTATCTACACGTTGTGCGCCGTACTGTTCTACCTTTGGCATAATGTCCGCCCCTTATTACCTTAGCGCGCCAGCGTTACGCAATCCGCGAAGTGTTGTTGTGTCGACGCGTGGAGATATTGCCGACGAAGGCTTGAACCACTTATCGGCAATCCCAGACGATAGTGTCATACCCGCACCTGATAACAATGAACCCATGAACGCATTGCGACCAGCCTTAGCCGCAGCCTTACCTTGAGCGCGCTGCAGTTCCGCTTCATCCATCATCGATTGAGCACTGTCTTGGTAGTTACCTCTGAGCGTACGCGCATCGATCTCAGCCATCATCTCTGTGTCTTCCTGTAGCGACAACGCAGAACCTGAACCTATGTCGACCATCGCAGCACCGAGCTGTGCGCGCTGTCTTGACCTAAGCTCAGCAGCCTGTTGGCGGAGCTTGTTCTCCTGCTCAACGCCAATGTTCTTCTCTTTCTGCGCTTCGTTCTCTGAACGACGAGCGTTGTACTCTGCAACGCCTTGCTCGTATTTGCCTTGCTGCATCGCTGCGTAGCCTTGCATCACGGTGGAAGCCGCTGATGCAATCATGCCCATTGTGACGGGGTCCATGCACATATTAATGCCCTCGCTTCATCTCAAATCGATAGAACGGCGCACCATCGGGGCCGTAAGGTTCTGCTGGGCTAAACTCAAAGCCCAACCACTTTAGCCAGCGTACACTGGCCCGGTTCTCTGTATGTACGTAATTATAGAGTGTCGGATAGAGTTCTGACATCTGCTCTATGATAGGTGGCGACAACTCAAAGAACTGCCGCTTATGATTCAAAGCGTTGTCAGTAGCCAATAGCCACGGTGCAGCGACCGGCGGCAGGATAGATACCTCTACAAGCCCCAGAATAGCCACAGGCTCGTCGTTGATCACTACACAACTGCAGAGCTTAGATTTCTCTAGCGTCTGCTGCAGAGCCTCCAGAGGTGTCACATGCGCAGTGAGCCAAACCTCTATCTCATCTGATTTACGCATGTGCTGAGCAACATGCGCTATGTCAGCCTCTGTCGGCTTGCGAAAGTTAACCACCGATATCAATCTCAGGGATAACAGACAGTATCGTCATGGGTAGCGGTGCGCGCTGTTCAATGCGCAGGCCACCACCCTTAGGCCATACCGGGTCGATGTACACATCGGCTTTGTATGTACGCAGTGCGATCGTGTCGTACCCATCAGAGTCCAATCGCGGCTTGATCTCAAACGCAGTACCGAGCTGACCATTACCTAACTTAGGTGCAACCCATCCACCACGCGAGCGATCAAACTCCATTGTCACCTCAGAGATAGAGACATCATAGGCTTTAGCAGACTGCGTTGGGTTAGGTGTGATCTCTACATCGAGCGTCTCGATTGCCGGTGTGTAGGGTAGACCAACGTGAACGATAGACGCTGCGCGAGGTAGCGTTATGCCACCACCTTGTACGGTCAACCCGGTGACGACGTTACCATCAGACAGTACCGTAACTTCCTCACCCTCTAAGTGATCAAGGCCGGTGATCGATGTAACCGGTGAGCCGTTGTAGCTAAGCCCAGAGTCCACACAGAATGACTCTGCTGCACTGCTGGTGATGCGCTTCTCTAGGCGCTCAACGTAACGAACATCAGCACCGTTGATCGTGCGCTTGACCACCACGTAGACGGCATCTCGACCATCCTCTGTGATCGTCGCAATAGACTCGAACGTGCCATCAGTCGTGTGCTGGTGCCAACCGAACACCTGTTGCTCACGCTGGTAGGTCAGACCGAGCAGTACACCGTCACTGCGAATGCACCATAACACTGAGTAAGGCTCAGCTGAGTATGCCATCTCGACGATTGTGTGATCCTCGAACAGATGCTCACTCATGATCGACAAATCGTTGCCGTTGTACTTGTCATCCGCGAACGAGTACGCAAGGTCGCGAATACGTGCGCCCTTCTCCTGAACGTAGACCACCGTATCGTTGATCACGGCAGGTGGTACCCATGAGCTGCCGTTATACGACTGGATACGTACGCCCACCGTCGATGGTGTCAGCACTTGGTCTTGACCCTCAGTGACCTTCCACTCACCACCTGAGGTGAGCAGGATCAACTCGTTGACTGCGACAATGTGACGGATCTCGTTCACCTGTCGACCTGCAATTGTCAGCGTAACAGCATCATCGTCTCGCGTCGGGGTGGACGTACGTAGACTGACATAGTTGCCGGTCTGCGTTGTGAACACCGCCTGAGGCTCATTCGTTGTGTTAGCGAATATCTGACGCTGCTGGTAGTAGTTTACGGTAGAGGGTTTGTTGCCTGCGCCAGCGAACGGTTGTCGATCCTGCGGCGGCGCATCAGAGGTAATAGGCGCAATGTTGAAGTCATCAAACTGCGCGTTATTAGAGTCACCTATCCAACCGTAAATACCTGTGGCATCAGACGGATCTTTGTACACCCGGTAATAGTCAGTACCTGCAACAGGTGTCCACGTTATACGCACCCCAGCGGTAACCGACAGGGACGCTGTGGTAATAGATGCGGATGATGAGGGTAGGCTTTCTATGCCATCAGCGTCGACCGATGTCACAACGTATGTGTAGGTTTTGTTGTACGTACCTGCACCGGTACCAACCGTTGCTACACCTACACCTGTCGGCGTTGTAACGGTAGGCGCATAGCTGATAACCGATAAGGTCCAGTTATCATCTGCGAGTCGAGATAGATTGCGCGGATCGTAATCAGGGTGAACGATGGTCATCACATCCGCCGACTGGGTGAACCCCAATCGATCAAGGTCAGATTCAGCGTACGGTGTGGTCAGCTCAAACAGCGCAGGTCCTGCACCGGCAATGACAAACGCACCGTCTTTAACGACACGCATCTTGTACTCTTCAAACACCAGTATGTAGGTTTGCTCGGTGTTGAAGCTAAACGGAATCAAGCGAGGACGCTTAGCTGATTGCCCCACCTCACCAACGAAACGCAAACCGGGTCGAGAGTAGACACCACCCTGTGGGCGTACAATGAAGTTCTGGCACAACGCTAGACCGGTCGCGTACCGACTAAGGTCCGCTCGGGTACGCAGTGCAGGAGACAGCTCACCCGATGTAAAACTGCGCTGGATATTCTGCATTAGAATCTCCCCGTAATAAACTCGCTGTCGCTAGACTCGTGGTACTGCTCGTTCATGTTGCTATTTGCTGCCGATGCTACGTACGTGTTGTACATCTTCAACGACTCGCTGCGCAACACTCGACCGGCTTCCACCCCTACGATAGAGATCGCAACCTCAGCCGCTAGCAGGTGTGCCAGTGCCATAATGAACGTCGAATCAAACAGGTTAGGATCAGTGACACGCGCCCGGTAATCGATGCGCAGGTCCTGCTCATTAGATGCGATAACCTTGTTACCTGAGATGTTGAATACGCTGTAGGCCACCTGAGCTTTTAGGTTAGGGCCGTACAGATCCCTGTCGTAGTACCGGGTGCTGATAGCACTCTCGTTCGCTTCGACACTCTCCCAGTTAAGGATCAATCGGTTCACGTACAGACAGTCCGATGGGTACTGATAGGTGTACGCGTAGTTAAAAATCTCGTCAGTCAGCAATGCCAATGGCGCAATGGAATGCGCGAACTGCCACGGGAAGTCCCGCAGCAGCATGTCGCGAACTACCGGGTACTTAAGCTTGCATTGTTGAGCCTGCAGACTGGCTTCATTTAACGAGTTGATCGAACCTGCTCGAATGTTGGATAGCGCTAAGTTGGCTATTTCTACCTCTGAAGCCATGTCTCACCTCTTACAATGTTTCTACACCCTTCTGGGCTAGTAAGTCCTCAGTATACACTGCCGACTCAATTTCTTTACGCTGCTCTTTTACTTTCTCAGCGGCCTTCTCAGTCGACTTCATACGACGCTTGCGCTGCGCCTGAGTCTCTTCTTGTATCGGCTCTAACCATGCAGGTACAGGGTTGAGCGGTGTGTCCGTGTGGACAACGTTACGACGCGGGTTGTTAGGACCGTGCAGCGCACCGTTTATGAATCCGTCAGCAATCGCTTTATAAGTTGGCATATACCCTCCTAGAAAAAAGGGAGCCGAAGCTCCCCTTCATACGCCCGGTGCTTATGCACCTGTTACGTTAGTCTGAACACCCATAGTGATACCAGCGGTGATCTTACCTGCAGTGGCGTTAGAGCCTGTTACTGCATACTCGATACCAAGGTAACGCTCAGAGATGTCGTTTGGCAGAACAACGATAGACATCTGCTTACCAGCTACTAGATCAGCCACAGCGATAGTCTGAGACGCGATAGTCGTGCCCAGCGCAGTAGTTGCACCTGTAGAGATGTTGATAGTCAACGAAGTCAGGGTAGCAAAATCTTCAGTTACTTGAACCAAGATTGGGATACCTGCACCTTTACCTACATCGCGGTTAAGTGCTGCAGCCGCTCCGTAAGGAGTGCCAGCTACACCTAGATCAACGACGTTGGTTGAGTCAGCAGATGCTGTAATTGCCTGATCGTCAGAGAACAGGGCTTGAGCTGAAAGGATCATGATTAAACCACCCGTGCTTCAGTGTTAAGGATCGCATCCGTCTCACGAATTGGGATGCCACGATAGGTCAGAACTTCCTTACCTTCGATCTCCATTGGAGTCAGACGGATGAAGGAGTCAGACGCGCCAGCGTTAGTTGACAGTGCATCCAGCGCTTCCATAACGTCACGGTTACAGTAGATAGCTGTCTTACCACCAGCAACGCGACGGCTCTGGAGTTTCCAGTAAGCTTTGCGAAGGAAGTCGTACAGTGCAACAGAACCTGCAGCCATGTTAGATACGTCGATGTTCGCAACGCGTGAAACATAACGCCAGTCTTTAACAGCCAAACCAACGTGCCAGCGGAACAGCTCTTCCTTACCGTAGTAAGGGTTGCCGCTTGCGTCAGTCAGACGCTGCTCGCCCATGTCTTCGCGCTGTACGCCTGCTTTAGTACCTTTAGGGTACAGAAGCTGACACTGGTTATCACCCCAAGTCACCATCCAGATAGAGGTGTTGTCAGAGCCAGTACCGCCAGCATCGATGATCTGATTACCGTTAGGTGCAGACAGATCGTTGAAACGTGGAGCCAAGCCCATGAACTCTTCAGGGTCAGTTGCAGAGTTTCCGTAGAAAATCTTGCTAGCCACTTCCTGATTCATCGCTTCAAGGTATGACATCGCTTCAGACAGACGCACAGCGCCTTCGTTAGCAGACAACTCAAGAAGGCGTTTGTCGATGGTGCTTAGACCCTCAACGAAACCAGTGGTGTCTTCCACCTGTGATTTGCCAGACTTGCTCTGTGGGATACCCTTGTAGAGCTGACCCCAAGTTACAGACGGCAGACCAGAGCGGACTGTGTGAAGGTGAGTAGTACCCTTGTTACACTCGACCGCAACAGCGTCATCGAGAATAGGGTTCATTTCCGCAAGCATTTCGATAATTGGGATGTATTGCCCGTTACCGTCCTGCTGCTTGTAGATGTCGATCAGGTCGACAAAACTAGCGCCAAGCGTAGCCATAATGTGTTACCTCTAGTTTGTTCCATAAAGGATAGATGCTCGGTCCCTCTGCTCGCCGATCGGTCCACCGCTTGCGCCGGGACTATCTTCTCGAGTGAGCTGACCCACTTTCACCATAAACCGAATCACCTCGGGGTGGTTACCCACACCGTGCTCTTCGAGTAAGGTTTTAAGCTCGGGCGTACCGAACTTGTCCAACGCCGAGCGCGCCGTCTTAATGCTCTCGTCAAAGCGAGCGCCGCCGAACTCTTTGTCGTTTGCGGACTGTGTCCGCCAGTCGTCCATCAGCTTACTGAAAGCGGCAACCTGCTCCTGTTCCCGTGCCTGAACTTTCGCCGCGTAAAGTTCAACAGCGGCTTGAGCCTGCTCCTGAGTGAACCCTTTCTCCTTAAAGATTGGGAGCACTTCAGACAGCGTGGCATCATCCATCTGCATTCCTTCAGGTAGCGAGAAGTCGGCATACGAGTCGATAGAGGTACTCTGTTCGCCAGCTTCAACAGCTGCGGCATCCGGGCTAGCCGGTGTGCCACCTTCGTCCGCAGCAGGTTCTGCTGCAGTAGAAGTCTGTGTGTCCTGATACAGTGTAGTCTCAGGACTGGATTCTTGCTCTGTGGTAGCAGCGGTTAAACTTGGTTGATCACTCATCGTCAGTATTCTCCTTTAGCATCCGCAGGTAGTTTGGGTGCGTTGCTTCCCGTAGCTCGTTGTCGAGCCATAGGCCGTTCTCGCGCCGTCCACTGTTCCGTGCGTGGATGTACGGATCACTATCAAAAGTCGTGTCGTATGTCCCGGCCTGAGTCAGAATCCGAAACATAAACGCACGACCGCCCTCTGTACTCATAATACGCTGGATCTCTAATTTTTCCAGCTCTCGCTCGTTAGTGGACACTTACATCAGTCCAGCTTGCTTCATCATCATGCCAACAGCGTTGCCTTCATCGATCTCAACGTCACTCGCCTGCTTAGCCATATTAGCCGCTTGGCTCGCTTGTTCCATCGCTTGCTGGCGCTGCATCGCCTGCTGCTCTTGTGCCATGATCTCAGCGACTTGGTCATCAGAGCGGACCAGCTTAGGATTAACACCCAATGCTGCAGCATAATCGTCGATTGCTTGAGTGCTGTCCAACTTATGACGCGCCTCAGGCCATATCTGTGCCAGCTGCCCGGCGAAGGTAGCGGTGCGCTCAATCGCGCCAACACCGACCATCTGCTGAGCTTGGGCAAGGACCGATACATACTCAACACTGAGATCACGACCCTGCAGCTCCGGTGGAGGTGGTGGCAATGCACCGTTCTCCTGCAGGATATTGAAGGTGCGATCGATCAGCGGATCGAGCAGTTCGTTGTGCAGACGCTCAAGTACAGGACCGAGCATCAGCAGTTTCTCCTCGTGTTTCTCAGCAACCTCACGGGCTGTGATCTGACGACGATCGGAGTTAGCCAGCATCAGGAACAGATCCTCATAGAAGGCTCGCTTCACGCGATCTTCACTCTGCTGGTTCAACGCCATCATAGCGTTCATGTCGGGACGGAAGTCGTAAATACTACTCAAGCCTGCGCCATTAGCGTCTGTCCAGACCACATCATTCGGCTGCAAGCCGTTTGAGTTGATCTTGTTCTTAAGTGATACAGGTCCCTGCAGCGGAGGGCTGACCACCTTATCGAGGGCTTGATAGAGACGACGTTCCCCCAGCTGCAGGGCCTTTGTATCCCCTAGCGCTGTCATACCCGGACAATCAGTGGCATAGATGTCTTCAGCCGTGATGTCCCAGCGAGGCGCGAGGATTGGAAAATCTTTGAAGCCTGATCGCTTCAGGAATCGCTTACCATCATCGCCGCCTTTAGATCCGCAGTCGTATTCATAGTAAACAGATCGGAATGGCATATCGGTTGCCAATGGTGACTGCATATCCCGGTCATCGTTTGGTTCAACAACGTGAACGACTTTGATCCATGATTCGGTATTGCCGCGCTCCCACTGTTGGCGGACGCTGTTAGAGCAGTTGTCCAAGCCAAACTGTTTCACGCACTGACCGACAGACAGCTCATACTCGCGGTAGAACGTGTCGATCTTGTTCATCCCGTCCATCGCGAGCATGTAGCTGCCCACTGTGTAAGGACGACACCAGATCACATTGTCGTAGTTTTGGAACACACCCATCGCACTGGTGCCGAATACACCCAGCTCAGCATAGAGCGTGTGCAGCGCGTTGTAGACATTCGACTCAGAGTACACCCGGTACATCAGCACCTGAACATCGTGCAGCCACTCTTTAACTGCAGCGAACTCGTTCAGCTCTGGATCACCTGAGCTTAGTTTGAACCAAGGTCGAGCCGGGCTAGTGATACCTGCCATCATACCTGAGGCCAGCGTTCTCGCTGCAAGGCGTGAGGTGTTGTTGTACTGCTTAGTGTTGCGCTTGTGACCCTTGTTTCGATCAGAGGTCAGGAAGCGCCCACGGTGCGCAAGGTGATAATCGCTCAGCTCTCTGTAGATCGGTATAAACGACGAGCGCTCCGACTTTAGAGCCTCGAGGCGTTTGTTATAGCTCTGAATCGTGGCCATCATTAAACCTCATCCACTAAAATAATTTCAAACTCCACTGATACAGACGCAGTGCCTGATCCGACCTTAGCCATGAAGCCTACATCAGTCGGGCCAACATACGGTCCGAACGGTACGTCCGTTGAACCGAATGACTCAATTGAACCACCCGCTACACCCGATACTACCGACTGAGCGCGCATCGCATCATACGGTGGCGCAAGCTGTGCAGCGTTACGGCGTGAGAAGAATACCGCGTCCACTGTCTTACCTGAGTCGATGGATATATCGCGCAGCTTCA